GTTCGGTCAAACTAAAAAGATAAGTAATAGTACAATTAAAAAAGAAGAAGCTACTATAGTTAACACTCAAATAGTTGTATTAAGCGAGAGTGAAAACAAAGTAAATGAAAGTAATAATGCGAGGGCAGCAGTTGAAAGCTTTAAATCTATAAGCGAAGATAATATATTAGAAGGAAAGAAAATAAACAAAAAAGTAAATTTTGAATCTTATAATATAGGTACTGATATAAATAAAGTAAGTTGTGAGGAAGCTTATAACTTTATAAGTTTACCAGGAAGAGACTTATTACAAGAGCATAAGCAAATACAAAAGATTGATGTATTAGAAAGAGAAGTACCTAAAGAACTTCAAGAAGGATATATAAGCATAGGTAAATCAATTAAAAAAGGAATTGCTACAGAAGCTTATATGAGTGATGATAAAAACTTAGGTAATTTAGGATTAACAGTACTAGGACCGCAAGGGGCAGGCAAGACTACTTATTTCAAAAGATATGCTAAAAATGTTATAGAAAAAGAAGAAGGGTTAATAGTACTAGATTATATAAAGAATTGTGATTTAGCTAATAGCATACAAGAAGTAGTTCCAAAAGAACGATTAATAGAACTTGATTTAAGTAATCCTAAAAATCTACAGTCATTTAGCTTTAATGAATTAAAAATAAATTCAAATGAACCTTTTGAAATATTAGAATGTGCTAATTTAAAAACACAACAAACTATTTCTCTTATAAATGCAATAAATGACACAGGCGATCCATTAAGCCCTAGAATGAGAAGATTTTTAAGTGCAGCTTGCAACATAGTTTATATACACGATAATAAAAGTTTAAAAGATATTATAAGATGCTTAGAAGATTATAAAGTAAGAAATGGATATATAAAGTTAATTCCAACAAATTTAAAAGTTATGTTAGAAGATGAAGTAAGCTGCTTAAAAGAACTTGATGAAGTGGATAAGAAAACATCAGAAGTTACAGGAACTAGAGATAGTAAAATAGAGCATATACTAGATAGAGTTAATTTACTTCGAGAAGATTTAAAATTAAAATATATGTTTAATATTGATAGCTCGAATAACATTAACTTTGTTAAGTGTATGGATGAAGGTAAAGTCATACTTATCAAAATGCCAGAAGCTAAATTTAATAGTAAATATGTTAAAAATATATTAGTTACCTTCTTTATAAGTAAGATATGGCTAAGTTGTCAAGTTAGAGGAGCGTATCAAGATAAACCACTTAGAAACCATATTATATTAGATGAAATATTTCAAGCTCCTACAAGCGAAACTATACTTGAAGATATATTAGTTCAAGCTAGAAAATTCCAACTTAAATTTGTATTTAGCGCTCATTATCTAAGTCAAATAGAAACAATAAGAGAATCGTTAAAAGCCAGTGGAAGTAGTTATATGTTGTTCAGTGGAACTGATAAGAAAAACTTTAAAGAATTAGAGGATGAATTAGATCCATATCAATTAGAAGATTTATTGAATCTAAAAGAATATAATAGTTTGAATCTTATAAGAGTAAAAAATGGATATTCTAGTTTTATAACTAATTTAAAGGAATAACTTGCTAAAAATTGCCAAAATTACTCATATGCTTTAAAATGTAATTAACACGATAATTTCAAGGGGGATTTAGAGGATGAAAATAAGCAAAAATATAGCTAGTTTATTGATGATAGGTACTTTATCAGTTTCATTGGTAGCTTGTTCATCAAGCCAAGAAAATAGTAAGGCTAACGGGAATGATACTACAAAACAAGAACAAACTAAGAAAGAAGATAAAAAAGAAAGTAAAGGGAAAACTTATACTGTAGATGGAGCAGTTGCAGAAGAGGGGGGCATAGTTCAAACAATAAAAGAAGTTAGAGTGTTTGATAATATGAAAGATGCTGTTAAAAGTTATAATCAAAATGAAATTGTTGTTAATGATGAAAATAAAGATAAGGTTACAGTAGTTGTTAAATTTGAAATTAAAAATAATAATGATTTTAAAATTTGTACTTATCCAACTCAAGGTACGATAATAACTAATACAGGAGAACAAAAGGAAGCTGATTTAATAGCTAGTGAAAGTTTCGACGGAGATATACATGAAAAAGTAACTAGGGAAGGTCATGTTCTGTTTAATTTAGATAAAACAAAAGTTGATGATTTAACAAGTTTTAAAATAGCTTGGAACACTAGCCATGATAATGGTACAGCCGATAACTACGATGATGATTATCATAAGGACAATAAATTAGAAGTTACATTAAAATAGGTCAATTAAGAGAGCAAAGATTATGCTCTCTTTTATTTTATATTAAAAAAAGAGCTAGATTTTACTCTAGCTCTAATAATTTCAAAATTGTGGATTAATTTTTATAATGACAATTTATAATTTATTATTTTTAAATTAATTTATATTTAGTAAGGTTATTCTTTATTTTATTATAAGTAGTCATACTCATAACAGACCCTTCAAACCAATATTTAAATGTACTAGAAGATACTCCTAAAAGTTTTGCAACTTCATATTTACTAAAATTATTTGAGTTTATCCATGATCTTAAATTTTCAATAAAGCATTCATTATTCCAAACTAGATTTGAATATCCATCCCTACATAAATAGTCCATATCAAAATATTTTCCTATTTTATTAAGAATACCTATATTAGGAAAATATCTACCAACTTCATATGCACTAACTAAACTTTTAGTAACACCTATCATAGATGCCAAATCTTGTATACTAATATTATTTTCAATTCTAGATTTTCTAAGTCTTCCATTAAATGTATTTTCATCATAATCTTGCTTCATATCTATATTTATATTTGTCTTTTTATTCGTGTAGCTTCTGCTATGCGAACAAAAAGACAAACTTTGAAACCCTTGAAAATCAAAGGTTAGATTATCAACTAGTTTTTTTTTAGACCGATATAGTTTATAATCATTTTATCATAATCTGAAACATAGTCTATAGATTCTATTATATTAGAGAGTAAGAATCTTTTTCTATCTAAATCAGAAGTATCTATTTCAGCATTAAATCTATTAAGATTATCAATAATAATATCAAGATTCAAATTAATATTAGTAACTTTAGTTGAAGCAGATTGCACTATTTCTAATTCTTGTTTTAAGTTTTCAATTTCTTTGTTTAATTCTTCAATCTTATTGATTATATAAGTTGAAGCTGTACTGTCTGTATTTTTACCAAGTTGTACAATAAGATTATTAATCATATTTTGTTTTTCTTTAATGTTTGAATTTAATAAATTCAATTTGTTATCTATTGTTTTAAAATCTTTATTACTATCTTGTTTATCTTGTTTATAAGAATTTATAAGTAACTTAACATTTGTATTTTTTATTTCATTAATAACTTTTTCTTCAGCTATATCAGCTTTGATATTTTTACAGTCGCATACACTAACTCCTAATGTCTTTTTAGTACCACAGATATAGTAGTATTTTTTAGAACCAGAAGAAGTCTCACTAAAGCTTATTCTCATATTTGATTTACACTTAGAGCATCTTATAAGTCCTGCGAGTAATGCTTTATTACTTGTTTGATTGCGTGGAGCTTTGTCTTTATTTCTATCCATTAGTCTTTGTACTTTAAGCCAACTGTCAGCATCAATTATTCCTTCATGCTTAGCTATAGCAGCAATAGGAGTATCACTGTTTTTAGCATAGGTTAGAATACCATGATTATTATCTGGAATACCTACAACATCAAAATTTTTACTTTGTAAATATTCTATTACATCTTTATTAGCTCTTACATATGCAGGACTTCTTAAAAGTTTAGATACTGTGCTTGTAGAAAACCTTCCATCCCTAACACCTCTTATATCATTATTATAGAGATATTTATATAATTTACTTAATGATCTAAGTTCTAAGTAAGCATCAAATATTATTTTAACCTTATCTATATTATCATTATCTATTTCTAGTTTATGCATTTTTCTTTCGACCATGTTTTCATCATAATAACTAATTTTAGTTGATGTAAAACCTACAGGAGGATTTCCTCCAAGCCAACGACCAGTTCGTGCTAGCTCATACATATTATCTTTTATACGTTCTGCTATAGTTTCTCTTTCTAGTTGGGCAAATACACTTGATATATACATCATTGCACGACCCATTGGGGTACTAGTATCAAACTGTTCCTTAATTGATATAAAAGATATATCTAGTTTGTTCAATTCTTCGATAAGAGTAGAGAAGTCAGAAACATTACGAGATATACGGTCTAATCTGTAGCATATTAAATAGTCAAATTTTTTATCCTTAGCATCTTTTAGCATTTCTTTAAACTTCGGTCTATCTGTAGAGCTACCACTAAAGCCTTCATCTTCATATATTAAAAAATCTTCAATTCCTACGTTTTTGGCATAATCCATGCAAAGCTGAATTTGATTTTCGATTGATTCACCTTTTCCGGTAAATTTACTTTTTCTTGAGTATATTGCTGCTTTCATAAATGCACCTCCTTATAAAAATACGTTTAGTGATTTATTTCTTTATCAATGAACCACTTTGCTAATTCATATACATCCACTTTCAAAGCATCAGATAATAAAATTACTTGTGTAATCGTAGGACTATGAAAAACAGTTCGACTATTCTCGAGTTTGGATAAATATCCTTGTGATAATCCTGCCATTTTTGCAAGTTCTTTTTGTGTAAGATTATGTCTTTTCCTTGATGTCTTAATCATAAATGAAATCCTTTCTTAGTTTAAATATGATTAATCCACAATTTGATTTATTTTGTCAGTTTTAGTAATAAATATTCGTGGTACGAATATTGTTTCATGTTATTATTTAAATATAACTAGTTAGGTGTACAAAATTTTGTACAGTAAAAAATAATAAGTTGATAATAGAACAAACGTTTGTTACAATTGAATTATAACATGATCAAAAGGGGAGAATGGAATGAGTGAGGAAGAAATTTTAAACCAATTAAAAAAATATTTTTTAGAAAATCCTAAGGAATTTAAAATAATTAAAAATAAAGTAAATGAACTAAAAAATATAGAGCCTGAATAAGACTCTATATTATTTGTCATTATTCAATTTTTTTATAAGTTGTATTATTATTTGTTTATTATCTTCGCTAAGTCCTTTATAGTCTTTAAATACTTCTAACACTTCATTCATGCATTCATCAGTTTCATTTATATTTTTTATATTACTTTTTCCTAATAAAAAATCTGTAGTAACTCCAAAAAAATCAGCTAATTTCAAAAGTGTGTTTTGATCAGCATATCTTTTCCCTTGTTCATACATACTTATAGTGCTAGGTGCTAAATCAAGTAATTTAGCTAATTCAAACTGTTTTAAATCTTTTTCTTCTCTAAGTATTTTCAATCTTTCAGCAAACATTTTTCCACCTCTTTAAATGTATAATAACACAATATGTATTATTTAAAATAAAAAAATACAAAATGTGTTTAAAAACTCTTGACAACACGAAAAGTGTTGTAGTATTATATAAACATAAGCAACACGAAAAGTGTTCTAAACAGCAAAGGAGGTGCATACGATGAATAGTTTAGTGGATTTTAGAAACTCTAAAAACTTAAAGCAGAGGGAAATGGCTAATATATTAGGAGTTTCACTTACATTTTATTCTAAAATTGAAACAGGAGTAAGAAATCCGAGCTACAATTTTTTGCTTAAATTTAAATCTATTTTTAATGAAGCAAATGTAGATGAAATTTTTTTTAATGATTTACAACACATTTCGTGATTATAGTTTAACATTTATAATCAACAAAAACATTATGAAACGAATGGGGGAATTGGAATGGAATTACAAGTTATAGATAAAACAAATATATTAGATCAAGAAGTTACAACTTATGGAGATTTAGAAAATCCATTATTTTTAGCAAAAGATGTTGCTGAATGGATTGAACACAGCAAACCATCAATAATGATAGAAACTGTTGATGAAGATGAAAAGCTAAAGGAAACAATCTTTACCTCAGGTCAAAATAGAGAAATGTGGTTTTTAACAGAAGATGGATTATATGAAGTATTAATGCAAAGTAGAAAACCAATAGCAAAGCAATTTAAGAAAAAGGTTAAAAAATTACTTAAACATTTAAGACTAAACAAATTTAATCCATACACAAATATGAGTAAAGAACTTCAAGCTATATTTGCTTTAGATAATAAAACTCAAGCTATAGAAATAAAAGTAGACAAGCTATATGATGTTATGACCATAGATTATTCTCAGCAAGAGAATATCAGAATAGAAGCAAATAGAGTAGCGATAGAATTACTTGGTGGAAAAGGAACATTAGCATATAAAAGATTAAGTAGACCTATATTTCAAGCTTTATGGAGAGATTACAAAAGTTATTTTAAAGTAAATAGCTATAAAAATACAGCTACAAAAGATTATGACAAAGCTATCAATTATATAGAAAGATGGCAACCAAATACCAATTTAAAACTAGCAATAGAAGAATTAAATAATCAATTAGTATTTGCATAGGACAATTTTAAAACTTCATAAAATTTAAAAGGAGGGGGGATTTACATGGCAAAAAGAGTTAGAGAAATAACTGTTGAATCAAGATTTCCAACAGATAATCCAGAAGAGATAGATGCAATAAAAGCTAGAAACTTGAGATTAATATCAGATTTTATTGTTCAGACACAAATCGAAAAGTATGGTAGAGAAGCTGTTGATGCAGGATATTTTGTCATAGAGAGAACCTTAGAATTACAAAAAAGTGGATTAGGTTTTGAAGAAGCTCAAGAAAGAGCCAAGAATGAATTTAATGCAAAACATCAAAGGGCATAAGTCCTTTGTAGAAATAAATAGTACAAGGTGGTGAAGGTGATATGGACATTAAAATATTACAATCATTCATCAAGGAATTTAAGCACATCAAAGATATAGACAAGAGATTTGATATGTTAAAAATGTATAAAAAAATTAAGGAGGATAACTAAATGTCTATACAAGAGAAACTATCATCTATACGAAAAGATGCTTATCTAGAGTATCTGAAAGTATCTTATAAAATGCATGATGATAAAACAATGTTTACAGATGAAAAAGAAGCAATAGTAAGACAAGCTTACAAGAAGTACAAGGAAATTGAAGAAAGAATAGATGAAGTAGAGTTCTTAACTGAAATGGAAGAACTAGAAAGAGATAGACCTATAGAAGTTCAGATATAAGAAAAGAGCCACTGCAATGGCTCAATTCAAAGTAATACAAAAAATTTAAAACTGATTATATTATATGAAATTTAGGAGGAAATAGCAATGGAAAGTATATCACTTTATGAATTAACTACTGATTTAGTAGAGTTAATGGATGTAGAAGATGCTGAAATGAATGAGGAAGTTAAATCTCAAATAGTAGAACAAATAGAAAATATGATAGAAGATAAATCAGAAAACATAATAGCTGTTGTTAGAAACTATGAAGCAACTATAAGTGCGATAAAAGAAGAAGAAAAAAGACTAGCCGAAAATAGAAAAGCTAAAGAAAATAAGTTAAGTAGACTTAAAGAATACACTAGAGAGTGCTTGGAGAGAACAGGGAAGATGAAAGTTGAAACTAATTTAGGAACAGTTAGCTTAAGAAAGAAACCTGTATCAGTAGTTGTAGAAGATGAAGCATTGATACCTGCACTATATAAAACTACTAAAGAAGTAGTTAGTATAGATAAAGTTACTATAAAAGATTTCTTAAAAAAGGGCATGGAAATAGAAGGTTGTAGATTATCAGATGAAGCTTATAGCTTAACTATAAAGTAGGTGGATGTATGAAAAATATTACAGTAGTTGAAGCTAGAAAACTTTTAGAAATAACAGAGTCGTTAGCGAAACCTTTAGCTATAAATCAAAATGAATTTATAGAGCTTATGATGGTATACAACAAAATTATAGATAGATTACTTAAGGAGAGTGGAACTAATGAATAATACAGCATTAACTTTAGCAGAGTTTAAGACAGAAACAGGGCAGTTATTAAACGTAGAAACAGTTAAGAATTATTTAGTTAGCGGTAACGGGAATGTTACTGACCAAGAAGTGTTAATGTTTATAGAGTTATGCAAAGCTCAACATCTTAATCCATTTATAAGAGAAGCGTATCTTATAAAGTTTGGAAGTAGTCAAGCCAACATAGTAGTTGGTAAAGATGTATTTGTTAAAAGAGCATATAGGAATCCTAATTTCGATGGAATGAGAGCAGGAATAGTAATTATTAGACAAGACGGAGGAATGGATTATAGAGAAGGCTCATTAAAAGCACCAGGAGAAACATTAATAGGTGGATGGTGCCAGGTATATTTAAAAGACATACCACATCCTGTTAGGTCAGAAGTAAGCTTAGAAGAATATTCAAAGTCACAAGCTACATGGAAGCAAATGCCATGCGTAATGATAAGGAAATGTGCAGTAGTTACAGCTTTAAGAGAAGCATTTCCAGAAGATTTACAAGGAATGTATGATGCTTCTGAAATGAAAAATGTACCAGATAAGTTACCAGAAAAAGACGTTAAAGTTGGATATGCTACAGTAGGTCAAAAACAAGGAATAATGAAGTTAGCTAGTATGAAAGGATTATACAGTCATGATAATCCAAAAGATATTTCAAAGATGGAAGAGTTTTGTAATAGCAAGGGGTACAACTTAAAAGAGTTAAAGTTTGATGAAGTAGATGAATTGTTAGATTGCTTAAGTAAATATGAACCTAAAAATTCAACAAATGAAATTATAGAGGATGCAGACTTTAGAGAAGTAGAGCAAGAGCAATTTGGAGATATCGAGTAATGAAACTAATAATACTTATAGCTGACATTCTAATCCTTTTAGGATGTTGGCAAGGAATAAAATTTATATACTACAGAAGATAAATAAGAAGGTGATAAAAATGGCACTGTATAGACAGATTTTCATAGATTTCTGGAAGGACCCAAAAGTAACAGAAGAAATGAGTGCAGAAGATAGATATGCTTTACTATATCTTCTAACTAATCCATATACAACTCAAATAGGAATTTATCAAATAACTAAAAGACAAATTGCTTTCGATTTAGGATATAGTACTGAATCAGTAGGAGCAATAATAGATAGATTCGAGCAAATGCATAAGATAATAAGATACAATACAGAAACTAGAGAAATAGCAATAAAAAATTGGGGTAAATACAATTTAAAAAAAGGCGGAAAACCAATAATAGATTGTATAAATACAGAGTTGCCAAGGATTAAAGATAAAAAATTAATAGAATATGTAGCTCAATCAATACCAAATGAAACTATAAGAAATACATTTTTACGATACGTGAACGATACGTCGACGATAAGTGGACAAGAAAAAGAAGAAGAACAAGAAAAAGAAAAAGAAGAAGAACAACCACAACAAGAAAATAAAAATTTGGTGGTGGTTGTGGATAAAATCAAAGAATATTTTCCTTTAGAAGAAAATGACGTAAAAAAAGTAGCTAATGAGTTCTTAGCTACTGGTAAAGAGATTGAATATTTAATTGAAAAGCTTGAATATATAAAAAATAACCCAAACGCTCGTGATGTAGTAGGTTATTTAATATCAGCTTTAAAAAATGATTATAAACCTAGTATTAACAACTATAAGTGTTTTATACCACAAGTGAAAACTAGATATCATAATATCAATCAAACATTTACTAAATATACACCAGAGGAACTTGAAAAGTTACTTTTAGAGAATCAAAAAGGAAAATTTAACTAGGGAGGATTAATTTCCTCCTACTAAAGATAAATAAAAGGGGAGATTGAGAAATGGTTATAGTAAGAAGTCAAAGCAGAGAGTTTTTAGGAAAATGTACAGGAATACAAATAGATGAACAAACAGTAATTGGAGTTAGTCAATTCGGAATAACAGTTCTAGGAGCTTATAAATCAAGAGAAAGAGCAATTGAAGTATTAAATGGATTGCACAGAATAATATCAGAAAGTACAAGTCAAGATTATCTAGATGGAAAATATAGAATAAAACAAGAAACTATATATGTAATGCCACAAAAGTAAATAAAAAAATAGGGGGAGCTTGTAATGTTAAATAAAAATAAATTAGATGTTGCTTCTAAAATGGCAACACAACTTTTAAAAGAAGGCATGTTATGGGGAGAAGAATTAGAAAATTTTATAAAATCAGGAAAAGGTAGATATGGATATACTTTTTATACAACAGAAGAAGAATATTTAGAGTTTGAAAATGCAGTTTTAGATTATATTGAAAAAAGAATAAATAAGCAAGTAAAGGTTACTGATATAAAAACAAAAACATCAGCTATTTATAAAGGCATAAGTGAAGCAACTAAAGGTATCAGATGCAATAGTCCAGGTTCTTTATATTATTATATTAAATACAAAAAAATATATAAGAATAGATATTTAATTGAACACTCAAGACCTAAGCTGAACGAAATATAGGAGAAAGTTATGGAGCTATATAGAAATCAAGAATTAATAGACAGAGCACAGGAATTATACAATGAAGGATATAGCATATTTGAAGCTTTGGATTTAGCTGAGAAAGAGTTAGAAGGGGAGAATAATAATGATAATTGATTTTACAGATATACAGTCAAGACAAGTTGAATTTATACAATATCTTAAAGAAAGACCTAAAGTAATTGATAAGAAAGAAAGTTGCAAATTTACAGATGAAGAAGTTTGGGGATTAAAAAGTGAGCTTGCAGAAGTAGAAAATGAAATGAAATGTCACAAATATTGGGATTTATCAGAGATTGATGATAATAAAGTACTAGAGGAAATGTCAGATGTATTAAGTCACTTGTGTAATATAGCCAATGAATCAAATATAAAGCTTATATTAGATATTGAATTAAAACAGACTAATGAGTTAATGAAACAGTTTACTAGCTTGGACAAGCAAATTAATGATTTGATAGGATACAAGAAACAATATGCTGAGTTGAAGATAAAAAGAATAACTTTAGATTACATGATTTTATTATACAGTCTTGGATTTACATTAGAAGAACTAAGACAAGCTTACCTTAATAAAATGGAAAGCAACTACAGTAGATTTAGTTAAAAATATTCAATAGCAAAGATTAAGGAATTTTATAATAACAAACTTGAATAATCTATCTAATAAGGATATAAACCTCCTTAAAATAGCTATAAATACAGCAAGTTATTATCAAATAATATTCAAATGAAAAGGGTGAGATTTGATGGCTGTTAAAAGAGGTCACGAGAGAGTTGAGTTGACTATAGCAAAAGAGCATAAAAGAAGCTTGATAGATTTAGCAGAATACTATGACATGTCAATATCGGAACTTATAAGAAACATAGTCATAGAAAAACTTCAAGATGAAGGATATATAGATTAAAGGGGTGAGATAGTGGAAGAACTAAGACAAGCTTTAAATGAGCTATATGTAGAGTTTGGACACAATGAAGTTACTCAAAGAGCAAGTGAAATACTGGATAGATATATTATAGAAGCACAAAGGGGGAATTTAGAATGCATGAAGTTAGACAAGCAGTAAATTCAGATAATATAGTAAATCTATTTATATTCGAAAATATAAATACAGGAATGTGGAAATATCAGAATTATAAGGAGTTTATAAGAGCTGTAGAGGAAGATAAGAAAAATGTAATTGAATCTATATTTGAACTTCCTAAGTATGCAGCATTTATAAGACAATATGAGATTTTATGGGGCAAGAAAAGAAGTGAGTTTAATGAACTTGAAAGAGAACATTTAGATAGAAAATATAATGAGATTGAGGGGGATTGCATATGAAAAAATTAAGAAAATTAACTAGGAAACAAAAAGATATATTAACTAAAAATGGATTAGATTATAATAAATATCTTTTAGAAAGACAAGACCCAAAATCATATACATTTGTTCATAGAGAAACAAAGGAAACAGTTAAATTAAATTTTTATATGTAAATAGGGGGTACTAAAGATGAAATTACCGTTTATATTAAGAAAAACTCATGATAAAGAAATGGACAAGTTAGTACAAGCTAAAGATGAAATTAAAGGCTGGTACATGGATTTAATGGATGAAGTTATAGCATTAAGAAAAATAAATGTAGAAAAGCAAAATAAAATTAATATGCAAGATAAAGTTATAGATAAGCTAGAAACTACAAACTGTGAAGTTATTATGGATAAGTTTAGAACGGAAACTGAATTAAAAGAAGCTGAAAAGAAGATACAGGACTTAGAATGGTGCTTGAAAGAGTTTAAGAAAGTTAAAAAAGAGTTAGAAGAAGATAATATAAAATTAATGCAACAACTAAGCAAAACATCTAAGTATAAAGCACTCGGGTAGGTGTTCACTGTGGCTAAGAAAACAAAGATATTAGGTGCGTATGAGAAAAGTTGTCCTGTGTGCGGAGGGGTAGTTTACAAGTTAAAAACATCTATAGGAACTATATATCAATGCAAATGTGGGATGTGTACTCAAAATAATATATTGGAGGAGAGATAGTATGAACCATGTAGTTTTAATTGGTCGTTTAACAAGAGATCCAGAACTAAAATATTTAGCAGGAAGTGGAACAGCAGTTGCTAATTTTGCAATAGCTGTAGATAGAGAATTTACAAAAGATAATAAAAAAGAAACTGACTTTATAGATATACAAGTTTGGGGTAAAACAGCAGAGAATTGTGCTAATTATTTAGGAAAAGGAAGTATGTGTGCAGTACAAGGATCATTAAGGATTGAAACATACGAAAAAGATGGAGAAAAAAGAAAAGCAACTAAGATTAATGCGAATAGAGTTCAATTTTTAGATAGTAAAAATAAATCGGAAGGTAACAATGAGCTTAAATTTGTACCTAATTTTGAGCCAACAGGTAATTTGAATAATAATGAATGGGATGCTATATCGGAAGATTCTATACCTTTCTAGATAGAAATGGAGCGATATTATGAAATGGACTGATGAAAAAATTGAAAGAGAAATAAAAAATGTAATTAAAACATTAAATATAGACAGGATGCCATCTACATCAGAAATTAAGAAAGCTACAAATAATTATGGATTAGGTATTAAAATAACCAGAAGTGGAGGGGTTAGATACTGGGCTGATAAATTAGGACTAGAATTAAAAAATAGTGAAACAAAGTTCGGAAATGAATGGGAATTTAATATGAAAAAGGAATTAGAAGGTAAAGGCTATATAGTTGAAAAAATGTCAACTAAACATCCATATGACTTACTAGTGAATGATAACATAAAAATAGATGTTAAGGTATCTAGATACTATCATAAAGACAACTTTAAATTCTACTCTTTTAATCTAGAAAAGAAATATCATAATTGTGACATATTTATATTTGTTGGTCTTAAGGATGGAAAAGAAGAAATAGAAAGACTATTTATAATACCTAGTAAATATCTGATGGGAATAAAGCAACTATCAATAGGGACTCAAAGTAAATACGATAAATATCAAAATAGATGGGATTACATAGAAAAATACAGTGAGTTTTATGCAGAAACTATATAAATAAAACAAGAGAATAGGGATAATGTGCAATGATACTAAAGCTCTATTCTCAAATAATAATCATTTAATAAGAAACGAGGGGCTTTAGGAGGAGAAATTATGAAAGAAATTTATAGAACTTATGAAGATACACAAGTAGTTCAGCTGGCAACGAATGTAGAGTGTCCATATTGTGGTAGAGAATGGCAAGAATATGATAAAGATGAATGTGGAAGAACATACACATTAATATGTGGTGAAGAAGATGATGGTTGTGGAGAACAATTTAAAATGTATTTTGATGCAAATTAGATAAATGAAATAATTCATTTATTATAAAATATAATTTTTATTTAAGAAATGAGGAATGAAAATGAATAATAATGTAGATGTAAAAGTTGTAGATGTAGCTACAGATAATATACTTGTAGAAGAATTTAATTTCTATGAGTGTGTAAGTTGTCATTGGAGATTTATAGGTGATGCACAAAGATACAATTGTGGTTTTATTTATGAAGGTACTGACTTATTTAATTTTTGCCCTATGTGTGGTAAAAAAATAGAAGGAGTAGTAGATTAAATAAAATAATGCATTTATTGAATTAAAAGAGGAGTTTTATTAGATGGATTTTAAAGTTGGAGATATAGTTAAAACAAAACTATATGGGAATAAGTTTGTTATAAAAGACATTAAAGAAAGTAGTTTAGTTTTAACTATATGTACTTGTATCAAATGAGCAATATAAAGCTAGAAATCAGATTTAAGAATGATGATTGATTTAGAATGGTACAAAGTGAATAAATAGGTGGTGGAGATTATGGAAAAGGCAATATTAGAAAGTGTAGTTCAAACACTAATATATATTGAAGAAGCATCAGAGGAAGTATTAGCTAGCGAATGCAACTATAAAGCTGAAACATGTGTTATTGAAATTAAAGCTATGTCTACCACTTTAAGAACAGTATTAGAGCATTTTAATAGTGTTAGATGTGGAGAATAAAAATTGTATTTTAAGGGATAGGTGATAATATGGATTGGATTACATTGGAAGAAGTTTTAGATTTACCATACGGAACTAAGATTGAAAGATATGAAAGTGATTGGGTTTATATAATAGAACAAGAATTGAAAATAATTAACTTAGATAAAGAAAGTGAAAGAGATTATCCAGCTATAACATCAGACATATTAAAAGCTAAATTTAGGATAATACAATAAAAAACATATTATATGAGGATAGATTACTACTAGTCTATTCTCATATGAAAATCATTAATAAGGAGATTGAGTATGGAGGAAAACTTAATATACTGCGATAAATGCAACGAAAATATGAAAGACGGATATGAGCTACATAATGGACTATATCATTACTGTTCTGATGAATGTTTATTTTCGGAAATAGATAAAGAAGAGTATTTAGAATTATATAAAGAAGGATTTGCATTTTGGACTACTTTTGAAGAATAGGAGATTGATGTTATGGATAGAGAAATAAAAGCTGGACAAGTATATAGAAACTTCAAAGGAAACAGATACCATGTAATAGGAATAGGAGCACATGAAGATACAGAAGAGGTGATGGTTATTTGTTTTGAAATAGAAACAGGGGATAGATTAATAATTAACAGCGAGATGCATGCTATACCATATGCGGACTTCATAAGCAAAGTAGACAAAGAGAAATATCCTAACTCAAAACAAGAATATGTATTTGAACTAATGGAGGGGCAATATGAGTAAATATAAAAATAATAAAGTAACTATAGATGGAATTACATTTGATTCAAAGATGGAAGCTGAATATTATGTACATCTTAAAAAACAGAAAGAAGAAGGAAAGATAAAAGATTTTGGATTGCAAGTTAAATTTGAATTAATACCAGCATTTAAAAAAGGAGACAAGAGATATGGGAAGACTACATATACAGTTGACTTTGCAATATATCACTGGGGCGGTACGGTTGAATATATAGACGTAAAAGGAATGGAGACACAGCAAGGGGTTTTGAGACGCAAACTCTTTGATTATCATAATCCTAATTTACCATTAAGATGGGTAACTAAGAGTATAAAATATGGACAAGATGGCTGGATAGATAGTGATGATTTGAAGAAAAAAAGAAGAGATGCAAAGAAATTAAAAGCTAATATATAAAAATTAAATAGGGGTGAGATTATGAGTGATAAAGTTTTAGCAAAACAAATAGCAAAGGAAGTTATAGAAGAGATGAAGCAAGAAAAATTAGATAAAAGATTACACAATACTAGATTATTAATGAGGAATTATAATACGTTAAAGGCTCATGTGGAAAAAGTAAACGGAGATATTAAAAATCTCACAGATGATATTGAAGAATTTGAATATGATGAAAATATGGATTTGCTAGATGAAGATGAAATATTTATAAGAAGTATGCTTAGAACCAAAATGAGAACGGCTAAAATGTTAGCCTGCATAGAAGAATCTTTAGAAATTATAAAAATTGACATGGATAAAAAAAGAGAAATGTATAAATTTAAGGCATTTACATTATTTTTTATAGGAGAAAAAAAAGATGATGGTATATTTGAAAAAAAGACAAATGAAGAAATAAGTGAATTATTAAATTGTGGTAAAAATACACCAAAAAAATGGAGTGATGAAATAATAGCTCAATTAAATGTACTGTTATGGGGAGTTGAAGCATTAGGGATTTAAAAGGGAAAAGTAGGGGTTTTAATGGGGATTTGGACATGTTACTATGGTAATATAGATATTTTTTATTTACTCCCAACACCCCGAAGACTAGGTATTCCCCTGCCTAGTCTATTTTTATGTTTAAAAGGTGATTATATGAAAAAATGGGTAGATGCAAATGAAGTAATTAAGATGGTGCATGAATTACCTAACGATAGGTTAAGAGAAATAGATAAAGAAATGGTAAGTATACCTAGGTTTGATAAAAATAAAAAAGATAACCCTAAAAGATAGAGTTATCTTGATAATGCTACTTAGATTTTGGAGTGTGTCTTTTATGAGGAGAGACTTTAGTTCCATCCTTTTTAGTATGTCCACTTACTTTTACAGTCATAGGACCTTTTCTAGCTGGTTTCTCTGAACATTTACCTTTTTTAGGCATAATATCACATCCTTTGTAAGATTTTATTGTGGTTAATAAAATTATAGCACTGTGAGGTATATTATGGAAATTAATGATAAAATAAAAATAGGTTCTATGGAATATAAAGTAACAAAGACAGATAAGCCATTAATCTTAGATAATAAAGAATGTAAAGGCACTATAGATTATGAAAATCTAGTCATAAATATAAGTACTAATATAGCTGAGCAAAGACAAGAAGAAACTTTTATACATGAAGTGCTACATGGAATTATAAGAGAAAGAAACTTAATTCTTGAAGATGAAGAAATGATAGTTGATGAAATTAGCAAAGGATTGTATCAAGTTATAAAAGATAATATGGATATATTTAGATAAATAATAAGAAAAAAGAAGGAAAACCTCGAATTAAGTAGAATTATATACTTGAAGGTGAGGTGATATTATGAATATCCAAAATGAAATTATAGGGATTGTTAATTCATATTCTTATGAAGATGAAGTTTCTAATATATTAAAAGAATATGAAAGAAACGATAAGTTTAAAGAAGGTGAAATAATATATCTAAGACCAAACATTGATGATATATTTATCGGAAATACAGAAGAGGAAATTTCTCAAAAAGTAGCTAATCAAATTATAAAGTACAAGATAAAAGAAAAAGTATTTATAAGATTAATGTCTAAAGGAATGATACATCCAATAGGAATCGGTTGCGGACGCGAAGATAAAAGAGTTACATATAAATGCGGTAATTCATCTACGGAAACAAGTCTATTTTTCCCAAAAAGTATTTTTGAAATGTTTATGAAGGTATAAAAATTTAAGAACTCTTAACAGGGTTCTTTTTTAATTTCCAAAACGACAAATAAACGAGGTGGTGGTATGAATGAGAAGGCAGAGTTAGCATATGAAGATTACCTAAAAGGATTGAAATATAAAGAAATAGCGGAGAAACATGATGTAAGTGTATCCACAGTAAAGTCATGGGCATCAAGATATTGGAAACAAAAAGGTTGCAACCCTAAAGAAAAAGTTGCAACCAAGAAAAAGAAAGGTGCTCCTATAGGAAATAAAAATGCTACTGGTCCACCTAGAAATAAACATGCAGTTACCACAGGAGAATTTGAAAGTATATTCTTTGATACATTAGAAGAAGATGAGCTAAAACTAGCTAAAAGTATTACATTTGAAAAAATGAAATTATTAGAGCAAGAAATACAGCTTCTTACAGTAAGAGAAAGAAGAATGTTAAAAAGGATAGAAGACTTAAAAGAAAAAGAAATGACATTAGTTAGTAGCAAAAGTGGTATTGAAAAAGGCATAGACACAGATATAAGTGAATTTGAGGGAACTTTAGGACAGATACAGAATATAGAAGATGCTTTAACTAGAGTACAAGATAAGAAGCAAAAGGCTATAGATTCATTGCATAAGTATGAAATGGATGGTCATAAACTTGAACTTGATACAATGAAACTAGAATTAGAAATCATGAAACAAGGCGGACAAGACGAAGAGGTTGAAGATGATGGTTTCTTAGATGCTCTTAAATCAGAAGTAGGTGATACTTGGGATGAATAGCATTAAAGAGAGAATAAATAATCTCAAAGAAAAAGTATCTAAAATGAAAACATCAAGAATTAAGTCAATTAAAAAAGCTACTATAAAATTTAGTCCGTTCTCTAAAAAGCAAAAGAAAGTTTTAACTTGGTGGCTACCAAATAGTCCTGTATGTGATAAAGACGGAATAATAGCAGATGGAGCAATAAGAAGTGGTAAAACAATATCTATGTCATTATCATATGTAATATGGGCCATGACTTGTTTTAATGGTCAAAACTTTGGTATGTGTGGTAAGACAATAGGAAGTTTTAGACGTAACGTATTGTTTTGGCTTAAACTTATGCTTAAGTCTAGAGGATACAAAGTAGAAGATAAAAGAGCAGATAATTTAGTTGTAGTTAGTAAGAATGATGTTACTAACTATTTTTATATTTTTGGTGGAAAAGATGAAAGGTCGCAAGACTTAATACAAGGTATAACATTAGCTGGTTGTTTCTTTGATGAAGTAGCATTGATGCCAGAATCATTTGTGAATCAAGCTACAGGTCGTTGTTCAGTTGATGGTTCTAAGTTTTGGTTTAACTGTAACCCAGACGGTCCTTATCATTGGTTTAAAACTGAATGGATGGATAAGCAAATAGAAAAGAATTTATTATACTTGCATTTTACTATGAATGATAACTTATCATTGTCTGAAAAGATTAAGAAAAGATATGCAGGTATGTATTCTGGTATATTCTATCAAAGATATATTCTAGGTTTATGGGTAGTTGCAGAAGGTATTGTATATTCAATGTTTGATAAAGAAGAGCATGTTGTTAAAGCTTCTGATTATGATTACAAAGAATATTATGTAAGTTGTGACTATGGGACCCAAAACCCTACTTCATTTGGATTATGGGGTAAAACTACTGATAATAAGCATGTAATGATTAAAGAATATTATTATTCTGGTAGAGATACAGGCGTTCAAAAAACGGATGTAGACTTTTCTAATGACTTAAAAGGATTTATAAAAGGTTATAAAATTAAATATGTGGTTTTAGATCCTTCGGCAGCTTCTTTTAAAGCTCAATTAATAAAAGATAAATTTAAAGTATTGCCTGCTAAAAATAGTGTTCTTGATGGTATAAGACTTGTAGCAAGTTTACTAACTCAATGTAAAATACTATTTGATGAAAGCTGCTTAGATACATTTAAGGAGTTTAGTTCTTATGTTTGGGATAATGAAGCTTGTAAAAAAGGTGAGGATAAAGTTATAAAAGAACATGACCACAGTATGGACCAGATAAGATATTACTGTATGACTATTATAGGTAATAGAGCTAAAAGAATATTTAACAGTAGATAGGAGGTGGAACGGTGGACTTACTTAATATAATACAATCGGAGTTAACAGGATTATATGGACAAGAAGTTATAAGAGAAATGGGAGATATAATAAGGCTTTATGATATCTATGATGGTCCAGGACAAAATTGGACAATGGATGAAACTGATTATATTCCAACCAAAAAGAAAACTAATTATATTAAAAAACTCATAAAAGAAGAAAGTAGGTTTTTATTTGGGAAAACTCCTATATTTACTATTAAATCTGAAAGAGATACAGACAAAGAAAAAGCAGAAAAAATAAATAAGTATATAAATAAGCTTCTTAAAGATAATTTATTTAGTGAAAAGCTAGTAAAGAGTGCAAGAGATTGCTTCATAGGTAAAAGGATAGCTATTAAGCTTCATGCGGACAAGAATACTAAGAGTATAAGAATTATGTTTGTACCATCACTTGAGTTTGTATATGAACCATTTGACGATAGAGTAGATGAACTTAAAAAGATAATATTCTTTCATCAATTAAATCAAGAAGAAGAGAGAGAAAAGCAACGTATTTGGAAGCAAAAGTATGAAATAGTTGAAGGTAAATGTATTCTAAATGAAGGCATTTACAATGGATATGGACAGATAGTAGATATATTAGCAGAAGATGTAGACTTAAAGCTTTCTGGTATTCCTGCATATGTTATTTTAAACGATGGACTATCTGGAGATTTAAAAGGTGAAAGTGATGTAGAAGAAATATTTGATAATCAGATGGCTTATAACAAATTATCATCAGAAGATATTGACACTTTAAAGAAAGGTATGAACCGTATTATATATGGTATTGATGTAGACCAAGATGCATCTAAACATTTTAAACTTAAGCCAGGAGCATTTTGGGATGTGTCTACTGATGTTACGAGTGAAGGAAAACAAGCACAAATAGGAACTGTAGAAACAGATTTTAATTATAATGAACGTATGGAAAATTCACTTAATAGAATTAAATCAGATATGCATGAGGTTTTAAATATACCTATGATAAATAATTCTGATTTAAAGGGTATGATGACAAGCGGTAAGTCAATGAAAGCTTTATATTGGCAATTAATAAGTAGATGCGAAGAAAAGTGGAAAGCTTGGTGTCCTGCACTGGAATGGATGATAAAAGCTATTCTTGAAATAGTAGGAGTTTATAATATAGCTAAATTACCTACTATAGAAAATTATGAGGTAGTTGTAGAAAATCAATATCCGCTTCAAGAGGATGAAGATGATGAAAAAACTTTAGATATGCAAGAAGTTAATACTCAAACAATGAGTAGAAAAACATTCATCAAGAAATGGAGAGGAACTACTGATGATATAGCAGATGAAGAATTAAAACAAATAGCATTAGAAAGACAGATATTAGAAGATAGCTATATGAACTTAGAAGGTGCTGAATAATGGCAATAGATAGCTTTAATAAGTTAATGAAAGATGTAGAGAACAAAAGAAATAAATCTATGTCTAGTGTATCTAAAAAAGTAAGAAAGCTTTATAAAGATATTGCTAATGATTATTTAAAAGAACTAAGTAGAGCTAATAAAAACTCTCTAAGAGAAAGATATTTAGAAGATAGTATAAAATACTTGCAACAAAGATATGATGCAATAGGAGAGAAACTAGAAGCTGAAATAGCTAGCAATATAGATATTATTATTAAAGAAACTACAGATACACAATTAAGCTTCTTTTCTAGTTTATGTGTAGATTTAAAACCACACTTTACAGATATGTTTACTAAGATACATGAAGATGTATTAAGAGACGTTATAAGTGGCGAAATGTATAAGGATAAGATAAATCTTAGTAAAAGAATATGGAAGGATATAGATAAGACTAAAGGTGATTTAGAATATGTATTAAGTAGAGGATTAGCAGAGAAAAAAGGAACTTATGAAATAGCTAAAGACTTAGAAAAATATGTTAATCCTAAGGTTAAAAAAGACTATGAATGGTCTAAGATATATCCTAAGAGTAAAAAGACTATAGACTATAATGCTTACAGATTAGCTAACACTTATATTAATCATGCTTATCAGTATGCAGCAAAGAAAAGTTGTTCTAAAAATCCGTATATAACAGGTATGAAGTGGCTAAGTGGTCATGGTAGCAGAGTATGTCCAATTTGTTCAGATAGAGACGGACAGATATATTTACCTAAAGATATTCCTTTAGACCATGCAAATGGTAGATGTAGTTTTACTTATGTCACAGAGAAGGATTTAGAAGATATAGGAGCGGAGTTAAGAAGCTGGATAGATGGAGAAGAAAATGAAAAGTTAGATAACTGGTTTAAAAAATATGGAATAGAATTTTTAAATAATGATAAAGATGTTGATAAATGGGAGGGAGAAGAATACAATGAAAGTAATACAGATGTTGAAAAATTTATAAGAAAAGATTTTAGTAAAATGGGTAGATATTATAAAAAATGTAGTGATTCTTTGACTAGAAAATGGTATAAATGGAACGATGAAAATATTCCTAATTTAATAGACAATTATGAATCAATGGAACTACAAGCTAAGCAGGCTCATAGATTAAGAAATATATATAGGACACATGCCAGAGAATTAATGAAGGATCAAGAACTTAGAAAGAAACTAGATAAAGAAAAACCAAATATTTCATTTGAAGATTTAGTTGATAGTAAAATGAAAAGGAAGAATAAGAGTAGAGAAGAAGCTATTGAAGATATACTGAAAACTGCAACAAAGACAAATCAAGAAGTAAATAAATCTTTAGGATTGGAGTGATTTAATTGTATGAATATAGTATCTGTAATCAAGCAGATGAAGAAATATTTAAGAAACAATGCAAAGCACTTGAGGATAAAATACCAAACTTGGAAAAATGTAATTTACTTACAGATGTGGATGAAAGTAAATTACAAAAGTATATATTAAATGGAAATGAGATAAATGTATATAATTCATATTATATTAATGAAGTATATATAAAGTCTCAAATTGAATTAACTCAATATTTTAAATAATAAGCACTTACTAAATTAAAATAGTAGGTGCTTTTATTATGTAAAAATCATCTTGTTAGCTTTATTACAGATGTAAAAGAATAAATAAGCTTAATCTTTGGTGTCGTTACACCTTAAAAACGTATAGGAGGATATATGAAAAGTAATATAACCGTTAAGCAAAATCAAATAGATGAAATTTATAATAATTCTAAGTTCCATGTAACAACTATGCTTGGGAAAATAACAATTGTTGTGATGGAATTACCTTGTGGTTTTACATTGGTTGAATCGTCAGCATGTGTGGACCCGACTAACTACGACGAAAATGTAGGCGCTGACATATGTAAGTCTAGATTTAAAGATAGATTATGGTATTTAGAGGGATATATGCTTCAAAATAAAGTCGGAAAGTTGAAATAAGGAGGTGTTGAGCTATGAATTTAGAAGAATTATTAGGAACAGAATTATATAAGCAAGTGACAGAAAAACTTGGAGATAAAAAAATAATGCTTGATGATGGAAACTTTATACCTAAATCAAGATTTGACCAAGTGAATGAAGCTAAGAAAGAGTTAGAAACACAGGTTAAAGATAGAGATAAACAACTTAAAGATTTATCTACAAAAGCTCAAGGAAATGAAGAATTAACAAAGCAGATTGAACAGTTGCAACTTTTAAATAAACAAACTCAAACTGATTATGAAGCTAAAATAAATCAGATGCAGTTTGGCTATGCATTAGATAGTGAACTCACTAATGCTAAGTGTAAAAATACTAAGGCTCTTAAAGCTTTACTTGATATAGATAGTATAAAGTATCAAGAAGGTAAGTTTGAAGGATTAGAAAGTCAATTAGAAGGTTTAAGGGAATCAGATAGCTATTTATTTGATTTAGATGCTGCTCCAGGAAATACAGGAAGTCCTGGAAACTTTGGAAGAAATAATAACAATCCATCAGGTGGAGATAGTCAAACTTCATTTATGGAAGTTATAAGTAATAATTCATTAAGAAAATAATAAAAAAGGATGGTGCTAAATATGGCAGATAACAAGTATTTAAAGGATAATTTAAAAGGGTTTGTACCAATAGAAACTGCTGCTGGAATAATGGAAGGAATAGTTAGAGGTTCATCTATATTACAATTATCAGATGTAAAACCAATGAAATCTGATACTATGAAGTTTCAAGTTTGGGCAGATAAGCCAGGAGCTTACTGGGTAGGTGAGAGTGAGAGGATAAACACTTCTAAAGCTTCTTGGATATTCCCGGAAATGAAAGCTAAAAAAATAGCAGTAATAATACCAGTAACTAAAGAAAAACTAAATGATACTACAATAGACGTATTTAATGAATTAAAACCACAAATAGCAGAAGCTTTTTATACAACTATAGATAAAGCATGTCTATTTGGAACTGATTCTCCTTTTGAAAAGAATATATTAGGAGTTGCTACTAGTGCTGGAAATGTAGTTACAAGAAATACTCAATCATTAGATTTAGACGTGTCTGACTTAATGGGTACAGTAGAAGATAATAATTTAGATGTTAACGGATTTGCTGGACATTATGGATTAAAGAGAGAATTAAGAAGCTTAAGAGATGCAAATGGAAATCAATTAGCTGTTATGGGTATGAAGGAAAATTCTTTATATGAAAACCCATTAACATTTGTTAGAAATGGAGCATTTGATAAAGCACAAGCCGAGTTAATAGCAGCAGATTGGTCTAAGTCTATAGTAGGTATAAGAGAAGGGATAGAGTTCTCGATATTAACAGAAGCAACTTTACAATCTGTTACTATGGAAGATGGTAAGCCATTATCGTTAGCAGAGAATGACATGATAGCTATAAAGGCTACTATGAGATTAGCTTATTTACCAATAAAAGAGGAAGCATTTGCAGTATTGAAGCCTAAAGCTACTAAAGCGTAGGTGATAATATGGGAGAATTAGAAGAGCTTAAAATAATATTAAGGGAGGAAAGTTCTCCCTTTTTTACAGATGAAGAATTAGAGTTTTATCTAACTAAAAATGAAGGCGATATGAATGATACAGCTTACGAATGTTTATTACTGAAAGCAGAAGATGATAGCATATCTTTGCCAGGAGGATTACAATTAGCTAACAATAGTCAGTATTGGTTAAGACTAGCTAAGAAATACAAAAGAAATGGAAGTAGATGCCTGTGATAGCTAATAAGATTAAACCTAAAATAGTTAAGGCTATAAATAAACTTCCTACTAAGGCAATTATAAAAAGAAATTCTGTTAATGAGTTTGGAGAGCCAGAAGGTGAAGTTGTTATATGCGAAGTTACAGGACTATTCCATGAAGGCAACAATCAAGTAACTAGCATATCTATGGATAAAGGCGAAGTTAAAAGGAATAAGCAACAATTCTTAATGGTTGTATATGATGATGAAACAATGAAAATAAAAGAAAATGATATAGCTTATATAGATAACGATAAGTTTGAAATAAAAGATTTAGGTAATCAAAATAGAATGAATGTTTACTTAGATTTAAATTTAAAGTTGGTGAAATAATGGGATTTAGATTTGATGGAGCACAATTATTTAGGAACTTAGCAGAACAACAGATAAAAACTAGAGCAGCACTTGGATTATTTGCTGATACATCAGCTAAAACATTAGAGAATGAAGCTAAGAATAATCATCCTTGGGAAGATAGAACTTATCAAGCTAGAAACCGATTAAAAGGTGATTATGAATGGCAAGGAAATTTACTTAGAATAAGTTTATCGCATGGTGTTGATTATGGTATATACTTAGAACTTTGTAATGAGGGAAAATATGCTGTAATTACACCGACAATAAACAAATGCAGTCCTAAGATTATGCGAGGACTAGATAGAATATTAAAGTAGGTGAAAAGATGCTTACTGATTTAAGAAGAAAGCTACAATCTAAAGGATTCACAGTATATTGGATAGGGCAACATAGTGGAATATGCAAAGATAAATATTTAGTATTAAAAGACATGGGAACTAGTAAAACTTTAGAAAAAAATATAAATAAAGAATTAATTGAGGTATGGGTATATGTTCCGATATCTAATTATAGTACAATGATTAGTTTTAAAAATGAAATAGAAGAAGTTATGTATGATATAGGAGATTATGAAATAGCTTACGATCCATTACCTATTATAACTGATGATGAAAAGCAAGCATATTTCACTAGATTAAGTTATTACAAAAAAAAACAAAGGAGGTTTTATTAATGGCCGCTAAAAAATTAAATCAATTGCCACTTACAAATGTTGAAATGGTGCAAATAATCGTGAATGGAACTAATGATATGTATCAATTTAAGACATCCGATGAAGTTAGCACAGAGGAAATAGTAAGTGAAGGAGAAGAACAAACATTAAAAATAAAAGGTGTAGTTTATGCTAATATTCCTCAAGAAGATACTGTATTAGGATATGACTTAAAATTCAAAGATAATGTTATGTGCCCAGAGTTACTAGAAGTTATGCAAGGAGGCACTATAAATTACGAAGAGGATGGAACAACATTTAAATCTTACACAGCACCACCTATAGGACAATCACTTACTAAAAAGAAAATTGATACAGTTATATATTCTAAAGAGGTTAAGGAAGATGGCCCAACAGGAAGATATGCAAAAGTAACATTCCCAAATGGCCAAGGAGCTAGTGTTCCTTTGAATTTTAAAGATGGAGAATATTATAGTAATGAGTATACAGTAAAAAGTAGACCAGCCAACGGTCAATCTCCATACAAAATAGAAGTAGTAGACACATTACCGCAAGATTAATTAAGTCCCTTTTTAGGGACTTTTTATTTTACAAATAAAAAATGAAAGGGTTGATATATATGTTACAAGTAACAAGTTTAGAACAATTAAAAGCAATTAAACAAGCAGAAATAGTTAATTTAGGAGCATTTGAGGATGGAACAGAATTGATAGCAGAAGTTAAAAAGCCTAACTTAGTTGATTTAATGATGCATAATAAAATACCTAACAGCTTAATGTCAGTAGCTATGAAAGTATTTAACGGAAAAACAAAAGAAACCGCTGATAGAGTAGATTCTGGAGATATTAAATCATTTAAAGAAATGTTTGGATTAATGGAAACACTTGCAGAAAGTTGTTTAGTTAATCCTACATACTCCCAAATAAAAGAATTAGGTATAGATTTAACACAAGACCAACTAATGACAATACTTATATATACTCAAGGTGGTGTTAAGGCATTAGAGAATTTTCGTAAACAGCAAACAAATAATGAGAATAATCAACCAAGCACAGAAGTTCAATAAATTGCCTTCTGAAATATCTAGGATAAAAGATGAATATACTGCATTTTGTTTTGATGAAGCTTGCATGTATATAATTACTCAATTGCAAGATAAACAAGTACCTAGCTGGAGAGAAGATGCAGAAAATGAAGATAGAACTAGAAAAACATTCTTAGATGTACACATGAAAGAGGGTGTATAAATGGGTATGAATTTAGGTAGTGCTATAGGATACTTAGAGTTAAATACAGACAGATGGCAAAGAGGATTTCAAACAGCACAAAGTCAAATGCGTACAATGATAGATAGTTCTCAAAGTATGGGGAATAGATTCCAAGCTGCAGGACAAGTTATGCAAAATGTAGGTTCTAATATGAGTAAATTTGTAACATTACCACTCACAGGAATAGGAGCGGCTAGTGTTAAAATTGCGGCTGACTTTGAATCCTCTATGAGTAAAGTTAGAGCTGTCACCGGAGCTAACGGGCAGGACATGAAAAAGTTAGAAAGTCTGGCCAGAGAAATGGGAGCTACCACAAAATTTAGTGCAAGTGAAGCAGCAGATGCCCTTAACTATATGGGTATGGCTGGTTGGAAGACTCAAGATATGATGGATGGACTACCTGGAGTTTTAGACCTAGCAGCTGCGGGTGGAACTGATTTATCGTTAACGTCTGATATAGTAACAGATGGACTTACAGGGTTAGGTCTTACAGCTAAAGATACAGGAATGTTTGTTGACGTTATGGCAGCCACAATGTCTAACTCTAATACCAATGTGGAACTTATGGGAGAGTCCTTGAAGTATGTAGGACCAGTTGCTGGTGCTTTAGGAATAGACATGCAGGACCTTTCTCTAGCTATAGGTTTAATGGGTAACTCAGGGATAAAAGGTGGCCAAGCAGGTACGGCTCTAAGAGCAGGTTTATCTAATCTAATAAAGCCTACTGATGATGCAGCCGCAGTAATGGATAAGTATGGCATAGAGATTGCTAAGACGAAAGATGGTCAAGTTGATTTCATGGGTACTATGCAAAATCTAAGAACCCACCTGGGTGGATTAGATGAGACTACTCAAGCAGCAGCTTTATCTACTATTTTTGGTAAAGAATCCATGTCAGGGTGGGCATCAATTGTAAATGCGAGTGAAGGAGATTTTAACAAATTAAGTGATGCAATAAATAATTCCACTGGTAAATCAAAAGAGATGGCTGAGGTAATGCAGGATAACCTTAATGGCCAGATAGATAACCTTAAGTCTGCGCTAGAGGAGGCAGCAATATCAATAGGTAACGCTTTATTACCCATGATAAAAGACCTAACTGAATGGATTCAAAAACTAGTGGATTGGTTCAACCAACTGAGTCCTTCTATGAAGGATATAGTGGTTAAAGCGGGAGGAGTAGTCGCGGCTTTAGGACCCTTACTGATGGTATTTGGTTCAATAGCCCGAGCTATAGGAAGTCTATCGCCTGTATTCTCTCTACTTGGTGGAATGATATCAAAATTAAAAACTGCATTTCTAATATTAAAAACATTAATAATGAATACTCTAATACCTGCGCTTAGTAGTTTATGGACTTTTATGTTAGCTAATCCAATTACACTCGTGATAGCAGCAGTAGCCGCATTAGTAGCAGGGTTTGTATATTTATGGAATCACTGTGATGGCTTTAAAGAGTTCTGGGTTGATTTATGGAATAATGTAAAGGAATGGTGCAGTAGTGCAGTAGAAACTGTTATAAATAAGTTTAATGAGTGGGGAACGGCAATATCTAATTTCGTAACAGAAACTATACCACAGTTTATACAGGGTATAGGAGAATGGTTTGCCCAATTGCCAACAGTTATAGGAACTTGGTTAACAACTACTATGACTAATATAGGAACATGGTGTTCTGATACTTTTAACGCATTCGTTACATGGTGTTCTGATGTGATAACCGGTGTAGGAGAATGGTTCGCTCAACTACCATATAAAATAGGTTTCGCATTAGGATTTGCAATTGGTAAAATAGCCCAATGGATATCAGACACATGGAATTATTTCGTAACTAATGTTCCTATATGGATAGAGAGTATAGGGGAGTGGTTTGCTCAATTGCCTGGTAAGATATGGCAATGGCTAGTATCAGCTTTTCAGAAAACTACCGAATGGGGTAGTAATATGCTAAATAAAGCTATAGAAGTAGGAACTAATTTCTTGAGTAGTATAGTTCGATTCTTTACTCAGTTACCAGGAAAGATATGGAGTTTCCTAGTGTCAGCTTTTCAGAAAGCAGTACAATGGACTTCTCAGATGGTACAAAAAGCGATAGAAGCTGGTAGTCAGTTTATAAATAATGTGTCCTCTTTTATGCAACAACTTCCAGGAAAAGTATGGGGTTTCCTAAGTCAAGCTATATCCAAAGCTATAAGTTTTGCTACGGATTTCGCATCTAAAGGAATACAAGCAGCGAAGGACTTTGGAAGTAATATAGTCGATGGATTAAGTTCTATACCAGGCAAAGTGCTAGATATAGGTAAAAATATAGTTGAAGGATTGTGGAATGGTATAAGTGGAGCAGCAGGATGGTTATACGGAAAAGTTTCGTCTTTTGCAACAGGAATCTTAGATGGAATGAAATCAGCTTTAGGAATACATTCACCTTCTAGAGTTATGCGTGATATTGTAGGTGTTAATATAGTAAAAGGTATAGGTGTAGGAATAGATAAAGAAATGCCTACATTACAAAGAAACTTAGAAGAAAGTTTAGGTGGATTATCTGAAATATTAGGAGCATATGTAAATCCTAACAATTCAGATAAAACATTCATAGATAAACTATCAGAAGATATAGAAGCATTTGCACAATTATGTAACGAGGTTACAGCAACGTATCTTTTAAATATAGATAGTATGGTACAAAAATTAAATATGTTTTTAATATTTATAAATAACTTTATTATTAATATAACTAATACAGCTATTCAAAATATAAAAAAAATGTGCTTGATAATAACAGCAGATGTAAACATAATGGCTGATAATGCAATAGATGCATGGGATAGAATTAGAGAAGCTTATGCTGAACCAGTTGAAGGAATTATAAAAATAACAACTATAGTAGATGAAGCATCTGGTGGTGGAGAAGTAAGTAGAGAAACTGGAAGAAGAAGCAGAGAATTAGAAAGAAACCTAATGAGTTCAAGAGTAATGTATGAAAATTTACAAGCTCTAGCATATTCTAATGAAATAGCCACAAGAACAGCTAGTAGAAGCAAAGAAGATATTAGACAAGATATAAAAGTCGAAATAGACTATGATAAGTTAGCTAAAACAATAGCTTCTAATTCTAAATCAAGTGTAAAAATAGAAAATACTTATAATAGTCCTAAGCCTGCATCAATTAAGGAATTGAAACAACAAGATAAAATTCAAATGAGAAGATTAGGGATGCAATTTAATTTATAAGTGAGGTGCTAAATTGATAGATAAAATAGAATATATAAATGAGAGAGGGCAATCTATAACATTAGATCATGAAGCACCTCTCTTTTTATTTTCTTGTGAGGGATTTGATGGATTAGAAGGAGAAATAGTTAGTTCTAAATCTGCATATCAAGATGGTATAAGTATTAATAATGTAATGTTAAATGAAAGAATATTAACTCTTAATTGTTATATGCTTATAGAAAATGAACAGCAAAGAAATATACTTAAGAGAAAATTATATAATGTATTTAATCCTAAGCTTAAAGGTCATATGAAAATATATACAGAAGCTATCGAAAGAGGAGCAAGTAACTTACGAGTAGTACAAGCACCAACTTTCGATATGAATTATGAAATTAAAAATGAATTAACTAAGTTTCAAATACAAATAAAGATGCCATTACCATACTTTGAAGATTTAAATGAAAATCGTATTGATTTTGGTAATGATATAGGAAACTTCTTCTTTGATTTAGAAATTGAAAATGAAGGAAAAGAAGTATCTATAAAAAATAACTCTATAGTTACTAATATTTGTAATGAAGGTGATGCAGAAACACCAATTAAGGTAGTATTTAGAGCAAAGTCTAATGTTAAAAATCCTAGTATTTACAATGTTTACACTAAAGAATTTATAAAGATAAATAAAACAATGCAAGCAGGAGAAGAAATAACGGTAACTACAGGAACAGGTAATAAGAGAGTGGAAAGTTATTTAAATGGTGTAACTAGTAATATATTCAACTTGTTAGATATACAATCTACTTTTATGCGGTTAGATATAGGTGACAATGTAATTCGATACAATGCAGAAGAGTTAATAGAACAGTTAGAAGTATATATTTACTACACTAACTATTATTTGGGGGTGTAGTATGGAACTTTATGTATTAGATACAAATTTTAATAGACTTGGTGTTATTGATAAATATGAGTGCTTGATTTGGGAACGTAATTACTATAAATCAAGCACTTTTTCTATGCAGATTATACCTAACTTCGAGCAATTTAATTTGCTTAAGAAAGGAAATATACTTCTGAAAAGAGATAATACAAAAGAAGCTATGTTTATAGAGCATAAAGAACTTGAAGAGAACGAGGAAGGTGTAGAGAAGCTGGTTGTACAAGGATTTTCGCTGACACAGTGGTTGGACAGAAGAATTACATTATATAAGCAACAGCAAAAAGCCAATGCAGAAACAGTTATGAGAAACTATGTAAATATCAACTGTATAAATCCTGCCGATACAAACAGAAAGATATCCAACTTTGTAAATGGGATAGATAATAAACTATGTAATAAGATAGATTATTTAAGCCATTATAAACCATTACTCGAGGAATTACAGAGCATAGCAGAAACAAATGAATTAGGATATAGAGTAGATTTAGATTTAATTAACAAAGAATATATATTTGAGGTATATCAAGGATTAGATAGAACAAATAATCAAGAAGTTAATTCTAAAGCTATATTTAGTACAGAGTTTGAAAATATAAATAAACAGAAATATGTTGAAAGTGATAATAATTATAGAAATATGGTTTTAGTCGCTGGAGCAGGAGAGGATGCTAATAGAAAGACTTTATCATTAGGCATTGAAAATAAAGACTTAGATAGATATGAACTATTTGTTGATGCTAGGGATATTTCAGATACTAGAACTCAAGGAGGGGAAGAATGCCCTTTGGATGCTGATGAATACAATAGTTTACTAGAGCAAAGAGGAAAAGAAAAACTTAGTGAGTTTAGTAGAATAAAAACTTTTGATTGTGAGTTATTGAATGTAAATTCATTAAAGTATAGAATTGATTATGACTTAGGAGATAAAGTAAGTATTATTAACAAAAAATGGGGATTAATGCTTAATGAGAGAATTACAACTATAGAAGAAACTTACAATGAAGAAGGTTTGGAAATAAAACTTACTATAGGAAATAACATTCCTACCATAATAGATAAAATTAAAAATAAAATGAGGTGAGAATATGGAAAAGAGCAGTTTCTTTACATCTTTAAATGGAGATAGGAAATATAAATCAAGTGAGTTCGCTGAATACTTTGCTTCATTCTTAGAGAATGGTATATTTCCTAATCCTAAAACGAATTTAGAAGTAATTAGTAATGGAGACATGACAATAACTGTTAGTCCAGGAAAGGCTTGGATTAATGGTTATTTTTATTTTAATACAGATAATTTACAGCTAAAAGTAGATTATTCTGATTCTGCATTAAGTAGAATAGATAGAGTTGTAGTTAAGTTAGATTTTGTAAATAGAGAAATGAAAACCTATATTAAAAAAGGTACTTTTGCAAGTTCGCCAACACCTCCTGATTTAAATAGAAATGCAGATGCTTACGAATTAGGCATAGCAACAATAACAGTTAATGCAGGAGTTACAAGCATAACTCAAAGCAATATAACAGATACAAGAATGAATAGTGATGTGTGTGGAATGGTTAATTCTCTTATAAAAGTAGATAGTACGATTTTAACTGATAGATTCGAAGAAGATTTTAATAATTGGTTCAAAGAAATAAAAGGAATATTAGGAGAAGATGAAGCCGGTAATTTACTTAATAAAATATTAGAAGTAGAAAATAAAGTTAATAATATGAAACTTGAAGATACTGCAATAACAGTAAAAGATGCAAATAATCATTTTACATCAGATAAATTGGATAAGGTATTAGATGAGCTTTTTACGTTTGCAAGTGATGGTAAAAGTAGTATAGCTACTGTTGTTGGAAGTCCGTTGCTTGCGAGTGATACATTTCCACAACAAGTTAGCAAAATACAAACTTTAAAAAATGATTTAGCTACTAACTTAGTAAATAAAAATGTTAATGTAAGTGCTTCTAGTAGCTTAAATACATTAATAAATAAAGTATTAAATATAATACCGAGTACTTATAAATATGCGACAGGTCGTTCAGTTACTGACGGTGAAGACCGATTTTATAGTTATAAGAATGATGCAAAGCATGGTTATACACCTACAATTTCTGTAAATGCATTAACTTTTGAACCAGATTATATATTTATTTGGGAAGCCAATCCCGAAAGTAAATATTGTTTTACCGTTTATTGTAAAAATAGTATGTTTGAGTTTCCAAAGATAATTTTTAGTGGAACATATTATTTAGACCAGACAGCTTCGGGTAAAACAGCAACTTTTGCATTAAAAGATAATTTATTTGTTAATAGTGCAGGATTTCGATTACCTGTTATAAGTTGGACTTCTCCCGATTACAAATGGGTTGCTATTAAAATATAGAAAGGAGTTGGTTCTATGAAAATAGGTTCAAAGATATATTTTCATAAAAATACAGGTTGTAGTATTTTGATAAAATGTGACGCGATTGGAGATATAAGAAATACTTCAATGGAAGAAGATTATAATTTTTATACCAAACTTAAAAAGTTTAAAATTGATGAAATAGGTTTAATTCAATTGGAATATGGTGAATACGAAAAACTTTCAAAGGGATTTAATTCAGCAAGAGTTAATTTAGAAACAAAAAAATTAGAATTTTTCAATAGAGATATTCCTGTAGTTGAGCAAGAGCCAAGCAAAGAAGAAAAAAGGATACAAGAATTAGAAAATCAAGTTTTATTACTTGAAAATGAAAAATTAGGAGGTATATTATAATGACTAATGAAATAGTAGTTAGAATATTAGCAGAAAGAATAATAAGTGGTGGGTTAAATCCGTTAAGAGACAGAGTGATGCAGCTTGATGATGTAGTTAATGTAGATTATAGAAAAGCTGTTGAAGATTATATATTAATGCATAGCGAAGCATTAGGAGAAAACAAAATAGAAGAAGTTAAGTAGTTTGAACCAATAAGGTTCTTTTTTTATTGTTAAATAAAGAAGGAATTACTCGTTTTATGTAGAATTATAAATAAAAGGAGTGATTTAAATGAAAATAGTGTTGCGTCAAAACATTATGCTTAAAGAGGTTCATAAAACTATAAGAATAGAAAAAATCGAAAAAACTTTAAACAGTGATGTTATACCTAGAGAAGGAACTATTATTATAGATGAATTTTATGAAACTTCTACAAATTTTGATGGGCTATATAGGGCAAAGGATATAGCGATAGATTACAAAGAGAATACATGTTATGTAGATTTACAAGATATAGTTATTCAATCTTATGAAGAAATAGATTTAGATAAAGAAATAGAAAGAGCAGAAGCTTTAGGATGGATTTATTTAATGTAGAGTCTCAATAGAGACTCTTTTTTAATATTCAAAAGAGGTGAACACATGGCAATAAGTAGAGATTTAATAATAAGTATAAAAGAAGATACAGCAACATTAAATGAGAAGTTATTCATATATGAAAATGACCGAGGTATAGATATATATTTTAAAGTTACAGATTATAAATATCGTTTTGAAAAAGGAAATCCACCAAGCGTTTTAAACGGACTAACAGGAGCATACTCTAGTGTAACTATAGTAAATCCAGCAGGTAAGGAAATAGATAGAGGTAGTATAGAGATAGTAGATGATAAGATTAAATTTACTATAACATCAGATTTAACAGATGAATTAGATGAAATAGGAACATATCAACTTCAATTTCACATAATGGATGAATTAGAAAATCAATTTACAATACCGCCTATCAATTTTGATGTAAAGCCAAGGCTTAAAGGTGAAAAAACAGAAGCACAAATAGCAAGAGTTGATAGTGCTAAAGTTGACTATGCTACATTATCTAATGAAGTTGAGTTATTTGAAATTACAGAAGGTAAATTAAATCTAGTTTGGAAAAGTGGAGATATAATTACAGCTAATAAATTAAATGCTATGGTTAATTCTATAAATCAAAATGCAGAAGATATTAAGAATATACAATTAACTCCTGGAGCACAAGGTTCCCAAGGAGAAAAAGGGCAAGATGGTAAAGATGGTATTAATGGAACAGATGGCAAAGATGGTTTAACCACATCAATTAAAGTGAATGGAGTTACATATAATCATGTTAATGGATTAATAACGTTACCAGATTATCCAAGTGAAGTTGGAGGAACTGTTTCAAATAAATTAATACCTAACATAACTAATACACCTATCTTAAACGAATTATTCTTATATCAATCAGAGTCAGCAGAATTTACTTTAGCAACATCAGATGTAGAAAAGATAAAATTGACAGATAACTCATTTGATATGATTGGTAAAGGCGGTAAAGTTACAGCTACAGTAACTAAAGCTGGATTATTAGTTATAGATATCAATGTAGCTGGAGACAGGTACTATATGCTTAATTCAACTATAGCAGGAAAATATGAATCAACATCATGGAAAAATGATGTAAAAAAATATACTTATGAAGTTAATATAGGAGATAAGATAGAGTTTTCAGCAGAGACAGAAGCCACAGGATGGAAAGGAAGTTTTATTGGAGAAGCGAAAAATGAACTAAGGATTAAGTTGATATCTGGACAATATGTAGTTAAGTTAGAGAAATTATAGAACCTGGAAGGGCTCTTTTTTTATGTAAATTTAAGGAGGTTGAAGTATGGATTTTACAACATTAGTACAAAGTGTAGGCTTTCCAATTGCATGCTGTGTAGCACTTGGAATGTATTTAAATAATAAAGATAAAGCAGACAGGGAAGAAAGAAGAATAGATAAAGATGCCGATAGGGCGAGGGAGGATAAAATATTAGAAACTAATGCTAAATTATTAGCTACAAATGAGCAACTAGCTGAAAGTGTAAAAGTAATAGCTACAGATTTAAAGCAAGATGTAACTAGAACTGAAACTAAAGTAGATAAGATATTAGAGAAAGTAGGTGTTTAGTATGAAAATATGTTTAACGGTAGGACACAGTAAGCTTAAAAATAGTAATACAACTAGTGCAAGTGGATATGTAAATGAGTATGAATATAATAAGATATTAGCTCCTAAAGTTGCTGAGTTAATTAGAAAAGAAGGACATGATGTTACTGTTATTCAGTGTCCAGAATATGTATTTACAAGCTCTAGAGAAGAATATCTTTATAAAATTATTAGAATAAACAGAGGAGACTATGATTTATTAGTAGAATTCCATTTAAACGCATCCAATGGTGCCGGTTATGGGGCAGAAGTTTTACATTTTGATAATAACAGAGGAAAACAACTAGCACAACAAATACAAAGTAGACTTAAAACAGTATTTAGGGATAGATGTATTAAGCAAAGACAAGATTTATACATTCTAAGAGATACGAATCCTACAGCTGTATTAATAGAAGCTTTTTTCTGTGATAATGCTAATGATTGTAATATAGCTAAAAATTTAGGATATGACAAGATTGCAAAGCTGATAGCAGAAGGAATATTAAATAAAAATATATGTATAGAAACTAAGGAGGATTTTGATATGGATAAGATAGTTTTATATTTTGGAGATGCAGATTTATTTAGTGCGGTATTAGTTAGCCAAAAACATCAATGTCCTTTGATGAAAAAATCAGATTTTGATGTGGCTAAATTAAAAGTGAAAGAAATAATTCAGATAGGTGGAAATAAGGAAGATAGTAATAGATTTATTACTATGAAGAATGCTTGTAAATATTTATAAGATAAAAAATATAAATTTGAAGGGAATGGAAAATTAAAAGAGTAATAGTAAATAATGTATATAAATTTAAATAGTGGATAGAATTTAAATATACAAGTCAACATTTTTCATTTATATGCTGAATATCTCCCTTATTATAAAAGCTAGTACAGAGCGGATGTACTAGCTTTTTTTATTATGCATATCTAAAAATATTAATTTATCGGATAAAACTAGTAAGATTCAGAATAGTTTTATTACTCATATATTACAAACTTTGACAAAAAATAACATTAAAATTGTGTATAATTATTATTAGGTAAAGAAAAAAGGGGGAGATTTTATGAAAAAAGTTATAGGAATAATGAGTATTGTCTTATTCTTAATAGTATCATTTCAAAGTATGATAGCTGGATTAGGAAATGCAATATCAGCAAACGGAGAAGCAAGTGGAAGTGCAGGTATTATGTTAGCAATTTGTATGCTTATAGCAGGAATATTAACTTTAGTATCTAAAAATAGCAAAGGAATTTTGATAACGGCGATAGTATTTTATGTTATAGGCGGAATAACTGGATTAGCTAATGTAGGTTCGTATGCTGATTTGCAAATATGGTCAATATTAAATCTAATATTCGCTGCATTATTAATATTTAGTATAGTTAAAAATAAAAAAGTAAAAGCAGAAACGAAATAATAAAATTACTATTTAAGAGCATGATGAATAATCTTGCTCTTATTTTTTATAAAAATTTATTGAGGACAGGCAAGTTTTTCATGAAGTTCCCATATATATTAACTATAGATAATGAAAAGGTGGTGAAGTTTAATGAGTCAAGCGAAAAAAGGCAATAGGTTTCAGATTTCCTTCAAAGAAAATATACAAGAAATAGAGTTAATGAATTATATGCTAAAACAAGCTGAAATAATGGGTATATCAACCTATATTAAAATATTAATAAAAAAAGATATGGAGGAAAATGTTTAAACAAAATTAAAAGAGCTCCAGGATCACTACTCCATAGAGCTCAAAACTCAATGAATTATAAAAATATAATTCGATAATATATTCTACAAAAACTAAAGAAACCCTTCAAATTTGAAGAGTTTATAAAAACACATGATTTAGCTAGGTTCTTCGTAGTACAGCTTCTTACTTGACTTCGTCTGCGTTGCGTAGCTCACTACTACGATATGCGAGCGGTATATTAAAAGTTGCATGTCCTTATAAAAAAATTAATTTTTACATGAAGTGAGCAACAAATTCCATTACAGTATAAGCAAATGCCATTCCAGCACCAAAGTTAAACAATTCTAACACCTCCACTAAAGATAATATTAATAAGATTATTA